GATTCAAGGAAAACATAGCATCCAAGTCTTGCACATTGTTCATGACAAAATTTGCACATGCCATATATTCCTTTCGGTATCGGATCATGTAATACATTTCTTTTACTGTTACCAGAAAAAATATCCACAACAGAAAAAGAACTGCAACAAGGGCAAAAAATTTAACCATGATCAAAGTCCCTTATTCATCAATCGTTGCGACTGTGGTAATAAAAGTACAGTCGGGATAATCTGTCATTCGGTTTTGCATGATAACAGCATCAGCTTGTTTTTCAGTAGAGTATACACCAATGATGCCAGCAAAAGTACCATCTGGATAAAAATAGCTAACTACAAAAACTTCCATGATCAAAGTCCTCTTAAATGTTGCGTTATGTCTTGGATTATATACGATGTTCAGGAAATGTCAATAGTTTTTCAAAGGATAAATAAAGATGTAGTTCACGAGACTCTCACCTCCCCAACTACTCTAATGCTAACTAAAGGAAACATCAGCATGAATATTTATCGTGATACCAGAATCCCTTACACTTATCTACTGCGGTGGACCTCGCATAATAAATGTTACTATGGAAGGCGCACAGCAAAGAATTGTCATCCGTCTGATCTATGGCGAACATATTTTACCTCTTCAACCTATGTTTCTGATTTCGTGAAGGAACATGGAAATCCAGATATTATAGAAATACGAAAAATATTTGATTCATCCGAATCAGTACAGAGTAGAATAACGCAGTGTAATAACTGGGAAGAAAAACTGTTAGCCAAGGTGAATGCAGCAATTAATCCATTGTTTCTGAATCGTTCAAATAGTGTTGGCAACTTTGACAACACTTTTCATGTCACTGTAATTGACAATGAAGATGGAAAAAGAAAACAGATAACAACGGAACAATATAAAAATGATAAACTTACGAGTAGATATATGTCGGTTAGTGCTGGCAAAATTGTAGTTCAAGAATTATCATCTAATTCATACATACACATTGATGTAGAAGAATATCGCAGCAACGGTCATCTTTACAAGCATTCCAGTTCAGGTACGATATTCGTGACAGTAAAATCTACTGAAGAAAAGAAGCGCATTCCATGCGAGGAATTCCATATCAATCGTCATCTTTACGCACATCACTCTGACGAGATTAGACTATCCGATGAACGTATTGATCAAATAAGAAAACTTCATTTAAATAAACCAAAAGCCGATGATCATAAAGAAAAAATATCAGTTGCCTTAAAGGCGTATGACAGAACTCCTGAACATCAAGCAAACTTGACAGAGACTAGACGAACTTCGGATAGTTTCAAGAAACTATGCGATGCAGTTATTATAAACGGAGTGCTATACGAATCAATTTCCGAAGCAGCCAGACAATTTAACTTGAGTCATTCTTATCTGTGCAATATGTTGTCTGGACGTAAAAGAATACGTCCAGACTTTTGGGAATTCAGAAAAGTTTAACCAAGCTCAAGCATTGTTTGAATTATCGCATAATGGTCCTCAAACAGACGATCCTCAGTTAATTCCGCAATGTTGTACCAATCAGCATGAATTGCATCATCGGACCCCTTGACCTTGGGCAATTTACCATGACCAAGGTCAATCAAAGATGCATGAGTAATTGTCCTTCCCCGAGAAGAACGGTGCGGATCATCAAATGTCTTTTGTTTCGTGATTGAACCACGAAGAACAGCTTCTGGCACCTTGATCTTGGTTTCCTCTTTTAGTTCTCGGATAGTTCCGTCAATGAGTTTTTCTGATTGGTTTAGAAAACCCCCAGGTAAGGCCAGCAGACCCCTACCTGGTTCTGCTCGTCTAGTTACCAGCAATACGTGACCGGAACATGCAACAACCGCATCAGTTGTTACGAATATAGGAGGATAGGGGGCTGCTTCCCACTGTTTCTTATAATTCTTTACATGCCAATATTCACGGCGAAGTGCTTCACATTCATCAGTAAGCGTGAACTCATTCATCCAATTGATTACATTTCCAGTAAGTGGAGCATCACTATAAACAAGTTCATCTTCAAAAAACGATTCACGAATTTCAGTAGCGTGAACATCAGCTTCAATCTCAACATTTACAGTTTCAAACTGCGGAAAGGAATCCAGATATTCTGCGGTTGCGACATCCTTACTGGCACCGATCAGTCCGACCTTTGCATCATTGTAGCCGGATGCCATAAACCCGCTGGGATTCATTACGTCAAGTGTAGTATCCTTTACGAGTTTTTGAACCTGCTTGACCCAAGCAGCATCATTGTAGGTCTTGTCGTAGAGAGGAAGAATAATCAATCGACCGTGAATATCCTCAGGAAACGAATCATAGATCATATTCAATCGCTCACCAAACGTGAACGGATTGCGAATCGTGCGGGCCTTGCCTGCCGAACCTACGAGTACCAGAACATGCTTGGATTTTTGCAGCGCGATGTCAATGACACGCTTATGCTCCAGGTGGAATGGTTGGAAACGACCCACAAATACGAGGAGGTCAAACTCTTTTTCCATGCTACAAACTCCTTGTTAGCGATTTATACAGAAGGTCTATCCTTCTGCATCTATTTATATGTTGTACACTGTTTGAATGAAAAAGTCAACCAAAAAAAATGATCTTAACGGCGAAAATATTGCGGATTGCCATAATAAAATCCTACAGGCTTTTCCTCTTTAAGAACATTAAAGATGATGGCCTTTTCGAGACCTGGCCAATCATTCGCAAAGAACCTAACATCATATCCGTAGCTATTGTCACTGCGTCCACCGCCAGTTCCGGTGTGAATACCAATCGGCTCCATGACAGAAGAACCAAAACCAATATCGTGACTAAGCTGAAATTCAATATAACCTTCCCAGCCGGGATATCCTACTGGAGCAGGAGTGCCATCATTCAGGGTGTCTCGTCTTCCCCAATTGGTCACTCCACCACGAGGACAATAGTGACTGTTACTAACACAATCGGACCAGCGTACATCAAGGTATGTAATCTTAACCCAAAAATCATCACGAAGATGTGCTCGGCGCTGACCCCACCTGTCGCGACCGTTCTTAATGATCCCATCAAACAGAAATTCAGGATGGGATTCAATCCATTCAATGATTTTCATAAAGCTGGGTTGATTAATCAGGTCTTGGAAAATACTATCACGAATCTTGTTCCGAATCTGGCGATGGATATGATCTTCACGGAGAACACGAAGATGCTTAATATAGCTATTCTTGGTTCCAAAAATTTCACCAGTCCACGGACAGCGGAAAGCTGTGGAAACCTTTGCCACATCAACAGGGATAATCACCCCGTTACCCTTATATGCTTTGATCTTAGGCATATTATATGTCTCCTTGTTAGATGGGACGGATGCCAATGAATGCTTCATCTTCAAACAGAACTACCGAATAATTGATGGAAGTTTCACCGGTTTCATCATCGGTGAAATGTACACAGTCCCGCACTCGGTGTGCGGTGTAACCCTGAGTAGAAAACTGGCGAATGAACTTTTCAGCTTCTGCAACGGTCGTCTTGATTTGAATCGTGGATTTCATTGTCAGTCTCCTTGTTACACGAATCATATAAGAGAGGGACGATAACATGTCAAGCGATTATTTTAAGGAGTGATGGATTTTTAACGTTGCACCATCATTAACGGGACATCCGTTCCGCCACTTACTTTTTACAGAAGTAAGAAACTGATTTTGCTTTACGCAAAAATTTCTAAAGCGGTACCACATTCTGAGCAGAACTTAGCAGTAGCCTTATTTTGTTTGCCGCATGTCACACATTTTGGTTTTGCTTTAACCGTGATTGGTTTACGGACTGCTTCATTGTCTGGCGTTTCACCAAGCAACTTAAGAATAATGCTGAACTTTTCTGGTTCACACACGAAATCACTGACTGTTACAAACTTCTGTTCGCTTTTGCTACCCGGAACAGTGATTCCTGTTTCAGTCTGAGGAGCAGCATTGAATGCCTGTGCAGAACTTGCAGTCAGTATAGCACCAACAGCCATGTTGTTAACTGCGGCATAGGTTGTACCAAGTCCATCACCGCCACACGTTGTGGTTCCTGTCATCCAAGATGGAGTTGCAGTGCCTCCGCCCGATGACCGAAGAATATTATTTGGATTCCAAGTATTAGAATAATAAGGATAGTAGTGATGATTATTGACCCACTGAATACCATCCTGACGCTTGAATACCTTTTCAAACTGGTATTCTACTCGGATCAAACCATCTTCCAGCTTGATACCACGATGGTCTTCAATTTGACCAGTGCGTTCAATGAACTTGAAACGATTTCCTTCATTCATGTTCCCATTACGAATGGCTCGTTGCAAATCAATTTCTTGACCCGCATTCAGCACGAGTCCACCAGGAACAATGTTATCACCATCAATAAAGATGTTGATATTTGCTCTAACTGTGTTGAGATTCTTTAGTAGGATTGAGTATTCAGAACCGAATGGAATATAAACGGTATCTTTGAATTCACGGAGAATTTTTCCGTTGGACTTAATGCTCGCGACGAGCTTTTGATTAAACATCATAGTTCTTCCTTTCTACGGACCACAGACTAAGGCCCTGATTCTTAAAGTCTGTCAAGTAACACCATGCTACAAACTTATTTATCACACACACATTGAGTGTCAAATTTAAATTATGAGGCAAAAGAAACGATGCGCTTTTGCAATTCATAATCCTCTTTATATACTTCTTTTACTCTATCTTTTAACTCGTCAGAAACAACATCATCACGCAATCTGTATGTGTTCATCTTAGACATTAGTGTAAAAGTTCCATTATACCTTTTAATTATTGCTTCTATTTCGTTGGAAAGACTATTGTAATCTACCAATTGTATTCGCTCATAACCCACGTAATACGATTGAGATTTAGGGCGGCGATTTCCTTCCAAAAATTCTTCTAATGTGATGGGATACAGTTGGGTTCTGTTTTCTTCTGTAATTTCCATGTTTGCTATCTGCTCTTGGGTATACTTAGTGTTTCTGAAAATATAAGAATACCAAGAAGTAAATACTTCTATCGGGTCCCGATATACTGAATATAGATCATACGTTTCAAAGTTTTCTTGTGTAGCAAAACCCATAGTAATCATGAATTCCATAGTAAAACCCATTTCCCATCTTGGGCCTATCGGAGGAACTGCTTGATACATGTTAGCATTATTTTCATAATTTCTTATATAGTCAGCTTCTATTCCGCTGTTCCTGAAAGCAACATTTATGGCAGACGA